ACTAAAATGGAATTTGCAGCAGGTGTACAAAAAATTGGTGCAATCAATAACCGTTACACAGTTTACAAAAATCCATACATGAAAGAAAATGTAATATTAATGGGATTCAGAGGTGCTCAGTTCTTAGAAACAGGTGCGGTATTTAGTCCATATATTCCGTTGATCATGACTCCATTAGTATACGATCCAGTTAACTTCACTCCACGTAAAGGTGTTATGACACGTTACGCGAAGAAAGTAGTTCGTCCAGAATTCTACGGAAAAGTATACGTTCACGGATTAAACACTCTTTAATAGCTAGACTATTTAAAGAATGAATTTGAAAGGGGTGGCTTAGGCTATCCCTTTCTTACTGTTTTGATATTTATATTAAAAGAAAATAATATATGGCAGCACCGAGAACAAAGTATGAAATGTTTGCTGAAATACGTTATGATGGTCGTCTTATAGATGTATTAGATCGTATACGAGCAATTAGATTAGTATTAATGGTACACATTGAACAAGATTTAGGTACGGATCGCGAATTGATTAAAATTAAAGTAATGACGCCATATCCAGCACGTCAGACATTTCACGCAATTCGCCAGATGTGTTTAGGTAAAATTGAATCATTAAAAGATATGTCGTTAAGAGAATCATCACTAACAAAATTAATGTAAATTAAAAAAGTTATAATATGGGTACACCGAATACTAGCAAAACACCACCGAAAAACGATATTAAATTTAGTTTAACATTGTCAGAAGAACAAAAAATTGCAAAAGAAACTATTATAAATACACCATGGAATTTTATCATAGGAAAAGCAGGAAGTGGTAAAACATTATTAGCAGTTCAAATTGCTTTAGATTTATTTTTTAAACGAAGAGTTGATAAAATTATAATAACTAGACCAACAGTATCCACAGAAGATAACGGATTTTTACCAGGAACAGAAAAAGAAAAAATGGATCCATGGTTAGTTCCAATTCGTGCTAATATGAAAGATGTTTATAATAAACCTGAGATATTAGAGAAAATGGAAAAAGAAGAAAACATCGAATTAGTATCTTTAACACATTTTAGAGGAAGAACATTTAATAATGCTGTATGTATTGTAGATGAATTTCAAAACTTAACTAAACAACAATTACAAATGGTTTTGGGTAGATTAGGTAAAAATTCAATTATGATTTTATGTGGCGATAAACAACAAATAGATTTAAAATTTAAAAATGATTCAGCAGTTCACGAAATTGCTAAATTAAAACCATCTAAATGGGTATCTGAAACAGTATTACATGATAATCATCGTCACGAAGGATTAGATGAAATTTTAGAACTATTAAATGAAAATTATTAATATTTATATATAAAGGAGAAATATAATGGATTACAGTGAAAATAAACCAATTTGGCCAGGTAGCTCATCATTTACTACTGGTTCCACGCCATTTGGATTTTTTGATGCGGATCCATTATTTCAACAACATGCTGATAGTTTTGCAAAATATGCAGCACAACATGTTGGATATCCAATTATGGATGTTGAGCTTATTGATATTAATTTTTACACAGCATTTGAAGCTGCGGTAGTTGAGTACTCAAACCAAGTTAATCAAGTTAATATTGTTAATAATTTAGTTAATACATTAGGTGTACAGACAGGTTCTAGTTTTTTACAAGGACAAAGTTTTACTGGTGCTAATGTTGGAACATCACTAAATTTCATGACAAAATTATCTAGAGCATATGGAACTGAGGCAGACAGTGGTGGTACAGTTAGATGGAGAAAAGGTGTTATAAAAGTTGAACCAGGTGTTCAGACATATAGTATAAGAAAAGCTGTATCAGCATCATTAGCATTAGAAAGTTCATCATTATCATCAACTAGTTCAGTTGAAATTAAAAGAGTATTACATAATGCTCCGCCGGCTATAACTAGATACTTCGATCCTTTTGTAGGAACTGGTTTAGGTTCTCAACAATTATTAGATTCATTTAACTTCGGTGGATTTTCTCCATCTATTAGTTTTATGATGATGCCAATTCATGCAGATTTATTAAGACTACAAGCAATTGAGTTTAATGATCAAATACGTAAATCACATTACTCATTTGAGATACATGGGGATGATATTAAGTTCTGGCCTGTGCCAACTACAGGTACTGGATCGTCAGCATCATCAATACATTATAATGAAGTTTGGTTCGAATATTTATTCGAAGAAGAAAAAAGTAAAGACGCTATTTTATTTGGTAATACCGCACTTCTAAACGGAGTTGTAAGTGACGCATCAAATATACCATATACATATCATACATACGGCAGCATTAATGATATGGGCCGTGCTTGGATATTGAAATACGGAGCTGCTTTAGTAAAAGAAATGTTAGGCTTTGTTCGTGGTAAATATTCATCAATTCCTATTCCTAATTCAGATGTAACCCTAAATGGTAGTGAATTAGTATCACAAGGTCAAGCTGAAAAAGATGCATTAATTACACAATTGCGTGAATTTTTAGATAAAATGACAAAAGAACAAATGTTAATACGTCAAAATGCTGAGTCGACTCAAATGAATGAGATATTAGCAAAGGTTCCGCTTAAAATATATGTTGGGTAAGGAGATACGATATGGCACTATTTGGTGGAATGCGAGATGCAAAGTTTTTAGCATCTATTAACAGAGAATTATTAAATGCAATTATCGATACTGAAATTGAATTCTATAAATTGATTATAAATTCTAGTAATTCAAATATATATGGCGAATCAACATCTAAATCATATTATGATTCTATATTAATTCCATGTTTAATTACAAAAGAGACTAAAAATTCAACTATGGATGATTACGGTCATACATATACACGTACAGCTCAATTTGCAGTATCACGTGATGTATTAGAACGAGCTGATTTTTATCCAGAAGTTGGGGATATTATATTTTGGGATAATGAATATTACGAAGTAGACGGAGCAGATGCTAATCAATATTTTGTAGGTAAAAATCCAGAAACATGGCCAAATGGTTCACAACATGGTTACAGTGTATCTGTGTTAATTAACGCACATGCAACAAGACAAACTCCAGCTGGAATTAAAAATTTACGTAGAGGTGGTAATAATGATTCCAATGCATATATTCGCGGAGGTAAATAATGTCTAGATTAAATAATAATAATATTGATAGAAAAACAAATAAGCCAAATCCTAAAATTACAGAAGGATTACAGGATGATGTTGTTTTAAATCGAGCAGAACAAACCAGACGTGATACTGATGTAATTAAAACTCAAAAACGAACTGCATATGATATTGATTATGCAATTAAATGGTATATTGAGAATGAAATACAACCTCAAGTTACTGATAATGGTCAATTGATAAGTGTACCTGTAATTTTTGCAAATGGCGAAACATGGGATAATGTACGACGTTTAGGATATTTACGAGATGAAAAAGGAATGCTTCAATCTCCAATTATCATGTTGAAACGAAATTCGATTATTGAAAATGATAATCATCGTACATTAGATGTTAATAGAAATGCTAGTGGAAATTATATTGTAGCAAAACCTAGATATGCACCAAATAGATCATATGAAGATGAATTATGGCCAATGCCAATTGGAACGGATTATGAACAAACTAATTTAGCATATTTAATTGATATACCTAAATATGTAATAATTGAATATGATATCATGTTATGGTGTGATTTTACAACACAAATGAATGAATTAGTAGATCAAATATTACCATATGGTAGATTTTCATGGGGTAATGAAGGAAATAAATTTCCAACAGCATTGGGTCAATTTTCATTTGAAACTGTTAATACAGTAGGGGAAGATAGATTAGTTCGTTCTACAGTACCATTAACAGTTCAAGCAACATTGTTATCAGAACACGAATCTAGAATATCTACATTGAAAAAAATGTATTCGATAAAAAAAGTATCATTTGACACTGTAGTTGATGTTGGTATTGATTTATTTAATACTACATATATACCACAATCAATAGTACGAATACAATCTTCATTAACAAATGGTGGATCGGTTATTGTTAATGGTGGTGGTACTACTAATACACTTAATGCAGTTTCTATGGTGTATTTGACTCAATTAACTGAGAAACAAGCAACACGAGTAAATAATACTACAGTAACTATTACAGGAACACCAAAAATTAATCCGGTTACGTTAGCAACTGCAAATGTAAATGAATTTGATGTATTTATAAACGGACAATATATTGATAAACAATGTTATACATGGACACCTGATGATACGAGCAGTACACAAACAATTGTATTTAATACAACTACATTAGGTTATACTATTGATGTTACTGATTTAATAATCGTTAAAGGGAGATGGACATAATGGCATATACAAGACAGTTTAAACCATCACAATTAATACCAGGATTGCTATATGACATTACAGCATCATATGCACTAACAGCATCATACGTACCAGGATTATCAGATCCATATAGAATAATATCAGGTAGTTTATCTGCTACAGTTAGTCCTACGGATAATATATTTTTAATTAAACAAGGAACAACTAATATATTAGCAGTAACACAAAGTGGGGTTGTAGTTCTAGCAACTCAATCTGCGCAGCTAACAGATCCAGCTCCAGTAGGTGGAATATATTTTACATCTAGTTCGTTTTTTGTTGGGCTAGAATAATTTTAATAACATATTTATATTAAACATAACATAGGAATAATTTAAATGGCAAATTGGAAAAAGGTATTAGTCTCAGGTAGTACGGCAAACATTCCGTCATTACAAGTAGATAACTTAACATCAGGCCAAGTCGTAATAGGTGGTGGTGCTAGTAACTTAAGTACAACTGCTATTAATGGTACTGGTACAATTGTCTCAACTACAGGAGCTACAGGATTATCACATTCAGGATCATTCTCAGGATCATTTACAGGAAATGGTAGTGGTTTAACGGGAGTTGCTGCATCTAGTTTAACTAATGCATTAACAATTGGAGAAGGTTTAGGTGGCGCGGCTTCATATAATGGTTCAGCTGCAGTAACATTAACAGTTAGTGGTGCTGTTGATTTAACAAATAACAATCTTACTAAGTGGAATAACACTGATAATAAATTTGCACCATCTAGTATTACAGATGATGGTACTACTGTATCAGGTGCTACTTCGATTAGATTTACAGGTGCTAGTTCTTCATTAACAGGTTCATTTACCGGTTCATTTAAAGGTGATGGTAGCGGCTTAACTGGATTAGTAAGTTCATTAAATATTGATGCCGATAGTGGTGGTCCTAGCACAGTTGCATTAGCATCGCAAACATTAGATATTGCTGGTACTGCAAATGAAATTGAAACATCAGTGTCTGGCCAGACAATTACAATCGGATTACCAAACAATGTAACAATTGGAAATAACTTAACAGTAACTGGAGATTTATTTGTAAATGGTACTGCTACGTATATCAATACACAAGATTTGTATGTAGAAGATAAATTCATTTTGTTAGCTTCTGGATCAGTTGGTACTACTGATGGTGGTATTGTTATTGATAGAGGTTCAGACACCGCAGGTAACATTGCATTCGGATTTGATTCTGCGACAGGTCGTTGGGGATTCCAAGATGGATTAGTAGATACTAGTAACGCATTAGATCCAACTGCTGCATCTGGTGTAAGTGGTTCATTTATGTCATATGTATTTACAGAAGCATCTCATGGTGCAACAAAACCAATTACAGGTGAGTTTGCAAAAGAAGGTGCAATTTATACAGCAACTGATGGTACAATTTGGATGTATGCGTAAAATTAAATAAACTAGTTATGTCTATAATAAATAAATTAAATACCAATGATAAAAATTCCTCTCCGGTTAATCAAGATAATCGGGAGGAATTCATTTTAATTCAACAAGAAATTGAGTACTTGTTAGAGTTAATTAAAAATTCAACGTTCAAAGGTGAACAATTAGAAACGTTATATAATATTGTATATAAGTTACAACAACAATATCTATCACAAAAATAAATAAGTTATGTTTACAGCACAGGATTTAAGTGTATTGCGTCAAGCATTAGATACAGTTACACTGACAGGAAAAGATGCAAAATATATTGCGTCACTTCAAATTAAAATGGAACAAGAGTTAGAAAAATTAACACAACCAACAGTTCCAGAACCAGCAACTCCTCCTACAAAAAATAAATAGGTTTCCTAACTATTTTATATTTATTATAAAATAATATTGTCGGCCGCAAGGAAGTAGGCATATACACGGCATAAGTGTATGTATCTAACCACAATATAAAAAGGAAATACTATGCCAAATTGGAAAAAGGTCTTAACATCAGGATCTGCTGGAGAACTATCATCATTATTTGCCCCGAGCATAACTGGTTCTTTACAAGGTACTGCTTCATTTGCAATATCAGCATCATATGCTATATCATCATCATATGCAGATACAGCATCATTTTCGTTAGCAACTACAGAAAACCGAATATTAGTATTAAATCAATCAGGTTATACTATATCAAAAGGTATAGTAGTTCATATAACAGCATCTGGAACTTCGAGTGATATACCTCGAGTAGTATCAGCATCGTATGAAAGTGATTTATTTTCAGCAAATACATTAGGTATTGCATCTCAAACTATTACAAATGGATCACAAGGATATGTAACTACAGAAGGTGTATTAACTGGTATCGATACTAGTGCTTTTGTTTCAGGTCAATTAATATTCCTAGGTGCATCTGGTACAATAACCGGTTCAGCTCCTCAAGCTCCTTTACATTCCGTACGATTAGGTCAAATAGTTCGAGAACAATCTGTTAATGGTTCGATGTATGTTCGTATTGACAACGGATATGAAATGAATGAATTGCATGATGTAATTGATACTACAACAACAGCATCATATGGTGATTTATTTATAAAAAGTGGTAGTGTATGGATTAATTCTAGACAATTAACTGGTTCATATGGATTAACTGGTTCTTTAACAGTAACCGGGTCTACCGCAACTGATTTAGTTAGAATCACACAAACAGGAACGGGTAATGCATTTGTTGTTGAAGATTCTACTAATCCAGATAATACGCCTTTTGTAGTTGATAATGCTGGTAATGTTGCTATTGGTATAACATCCCCATCTAGACTATTACATACATCAGGATCGACCAATATTACGTCAGTGCCGTTATTTGAGGGTATGGCAAGTAGTGAAACTAGATTCTTAA